GCCCGCCTCGTGCGGTCCACTTATCGACAGATGACGGAGGCTTGGAAGCCACCGATTCCATCACTCCCTCCGGAGATTGCTAAACAGCTCCGGTTTGGGACGGTTTATGACAGGGCAAACCCCGTCATGAAACCAGAGTTAGTTGAGTTCTGTTCCGGAACTCACTACCTCGCCACAAAGCAAGTGCCATCAGCGCTTTCTTTACGGCATCCAGGGTCCTCTACTCTCAAAAAGAAGGTAGCGGACGTGGTAGGTCTTGGCATCAAAGTGATTGGCAAGAACCTAAATTCGCAAATAGGAGAACTATTTTCCTATGCGCAAAGTGAGTCTGACCGAGACGTCGTCGAGGTCAGTACCACTGTGGACGGTTCCACAACTGTAGACTACGAACTCAAGTCCTTAGACTACAGCTATCCAATGCGGGGACACATTTACCGCATGGATTACGAAGATCCTTTCAAGGTTATCCAGGGAAGGTTCCTCGCAAGAGATTTAGACATGAAATTGCCTGATCTCTTGGTTTGGCCCGGTGACAACGTCAGTCTCACTGGGGCAATACCAGGTTTCGTGCTCGCAAAGCTCGAATCTTGGAAAGGAGGCTCAAAGAACTCGCGAAAGTTCGTTGAACTCCAGGGCTCTGACGTCAAAACAGAGCTCATTCTAACGCGCACCTGGTGGGGTGTGCGTCTAGAAAAACTCATCCTTGAGAACCGAAAGGGACCTAAGGGTGAAACGCCGGGTGAACGCGGTATTCGACTGCGTACTCACGGATGGGCAGCAACGCTAAAGAGGAGAATCTTTGCATTGTTGAATGGTGACGGAGATCCGTTATGGATCAAAGACATCAAACCTTACTCGGAGGGACGACGGTCACTCAAAGGAAGGGCAATCCGGTTCATCGAAATGTTAAAAACGGTGGACGGGATGTTCCTGCAGGGCTTCATCGCCGTGCCGGAAGGAGACTGGACGTGGGAGAAATTCGACCTCACAGTCTTAAAGAACATATCGTCTTTGATAGGCGACGAGTTCTTGGATGGTAACATTAAGGAGGAATTCCATGATGTAACTACTAGGTATACCGAACTCAAACGAGCAAGGAAAACCTATAAGTCTCTTTCTAATCTTGGCAGGTTAGAAGAGGCGTTGGCGGACAAGAGTCAAAGAAACTCTCTTGTACCGCCTTGGCTGCAGTTTCTCCTACCGATGTGGGAGTACACTCGCAGTATTAAAGATCCTGTCCACTTGGCTTACGTGGACAGCGTCTTGTGCCAAACTCGCGGGGCCGGACAGCCTCCAGAGTTGGTTAAGATGCAGTCAAAAAGGAAATTCCTCAAGACTGTATCAGAGACTCCCGTACCGTTAACAAGTACGGAAAAGCTCACTATCCAAGCCGCTATCTTGACATTCGATGAGCGGGTGGACCAGAGTATATTCACGGGCCTCGATACAAAAGCTCGGATTACTCTTAATGCAAACGCCTGCTGGGAAAAGACCCGGCAGGACGGAGGCACCGTGGAGGCGATCGCGGAGATCGTCACCACTGGAAGGTCAGGAGTTCCCGCGTACACGCGTGATCTCTCGACAGGTAAGATCGAAGACGCGTTATTGCTCTCCGAATCTAACACTGGGACTTACATCTTCTGGCGTTGCCTAGAAGAGGTCCTGAAGACTGACCCTGCGAATATTCGCATGGCTGCTCTGGTTATGATCTCCGAGCCTGGAAAGGCCCGTACGGTCACAAAAGCGTCAGCAGCACTTAAGGTGGTGCTTGACGTTGTCAATAAGATATGTTCCCATCCACTTGGGAAGATACCTTCGTCCACGAGCGGGATGCATAAATCATCTCACGCGTGGAATACCTTTCGTAAAGGCTGGACAGCCGAAGGAAGGTCATACATGTTCGCGGAGCAATCACGTTCCACGAAGGTGCGTCCGGACGGAACTCGAATTGTCGAGAAAACGTACCGAGATGTCTGGTTGTCTTCGACAGATTATAGCGAAGCAACAGATAAACTCCGTCATGAGGTAGCACGCCCCATTGCGGAATATTGGATGAAGAAGTGCGGGATTCCGCCTATTCTCCAAATGATCGTGCGTGGTACATGTTACGCACCACGACCGGTCGTTTTCGAAGCACACGGAAGCATGTCTGTGTACGGCGAACCATGGACGGGTGATAGTCCTTTTGAAAATCCCCGTTTCGTGACACTTCAACAAGGGGTCCTAATGGGGGACCCTTTGACGAAAGTCTGCTTGCACCTAGTAAACATTCTAGTGCGAACAGTCGGTGAGCATTACAACTCACTCGCTTTCATAAGGAAGATTTTTCCTCATGAATTCGATCCCGTGCAAAAGTACATTAAAGACTATTGTACGGAGAAGCTCCCACCAGAGTATTCAATTACTCGGGAAGAGCCTACGGAAAGGATCCGGTCAGTGCCGAGTCCTCCGCAAAGTAGTCCGCCTGCTCATAAGGCACGCGAAACTACAGCTGAATCGAAGGCTGTTTTACCTTCGACCAAGAAGCCTGAGGTGGTTTCGAAACCGGCCCCACCCAAGCTGCCTGATGCGGTCCCGAAACCGGTTCCGCCCAAGCCAATACCTAAACCGTTAGGGTTTACCTTAACGGATAGGTGGTTGACGCGACGACCCACTTTTGAGGTCACGTCGTCAATCGGTTCCATTGATACATACCGTATAAATGGACCCATCGCCCCACCACAGAAAACACCTTCTATGGATAGGGCCCTGACGCTTCAAAACGTCCGGATTAAAGAGGCCCTCTCGGTGATATCACAGCGAGAGGACTCAGGGCGTCGGCTGAAAGAAACTTATCTTCAGCAGGAGGCCATTCGGCAGGGATTCACATGGAACCCTGTCGGACAATCTCAAGTAGCACCAAATCTGGAGCCACAAGAGAACATACCGTCCCGTCATACGAAAACTCGTAGGCCGAGACCAATGCAAGTCGAAGAGGAGATATCCTGTTCGATCTTGTAATGCAAGTAACCGTGTGATAAACACACGCCGCCTTGAACCAGCGAGCGCATTGGCGCACGAATTACA